CTAAAATCTCCTCAAAACTCATAGCTGCTAGCTCGGCTTTACTTAGGCCTAGCTGGTACTTCATTAAGCCACGGGTATTACCCTGGTAGGCCTTTGATAAATCGGCTGTAACGCTTACAACATCCACACCACTTAATGCGCTTAAATCTAGGGCTGTGCGTAGTAAATCTTGTGACTTAATATAATCGCCCGTACTGGTCAGTAACATCTGATATGCAGGGCGTAGCTTGTCATCTAGTACGCCGTATTGGCGCTCTAAGTCAGATATAAACTTTTTAACGGCTGGGTCTGCAAAGGCTAAGCCTAAGTTATTGAGAGTTTTGCTTAGTACTTTAGCGGCTTTGTCATCGGCTGCAAAAGCCTTAACGGCCTGCATCGCACCTCTAGCGCCAAAAGCAATACCAAACGCCCCAGCTAAACCTTTTACGCTTTTAGTAAGTGTCTTAGTAGCTGTCTCTGCTTTACTAAATGCCTTTTTGCCTGTGTACTCGGCAGCTATATTTATTACTACTGAAGGATCAACAGCCATTACTTAACCCCCATAGCATTATAAAACTTAATCTTTGAGTTTTCTATAGCTTTTAATACAGCGGCGTTAGTCTTGCCGCCGTCATTAGCCCAAGCTCTAAAGATTGCACGGCCTCGCATTTTACGGGATCGTTTGCCTGCGCCAGTTTGATTATTGGCATCTACTATCTGACCGTCCGCGTTTATAGCATCTATAAATTGTTTACCTGCATACGGGTTTGCGCTGCGGCCTTCATTTTTATTACCTGAGCGCACCATTTTGCCAAAATCTTTGTGGCCAGGATACACAACAGGTTTTAAGCCTGCCTGATCTCTGCCCTGAGGATTAAGGCGCCCCGCTGTCTCATAGATTGCACCTGCGGCGCTGTTGTTTACGATACGAGCTACAGCTCTAAAACCTTGATTATTAGGCCGAGAAGGTGAGGTTTTATAACCTATGCCGCCTTTAGCTTTACCGCTATCCCATATTGGAAATCTACCTGTAGTTGTAGGCGCTTTGCCCCAACCAGATAAAGGCGAGGTACTTGGCACAAAACCTCTAGCAGTTTTAACAATAGGGGCTAAAAGGCTTGCTAACTCTTTGCGAGTCTCTTTTGCTAACTCAGGGCTAAACTTTTTAATAGCCTTGCGTAGCTCAAGGGCGCCTCTTACCTCTACTGGCATTTTGTTGCTCCTTAGCTTTATCGGTTAAAACCTTTAGCATATTTTTAAACATATCTGCATCCAGGTCTAGTAAATACTGGGGCGCGATGCCCGTCTCTACGGCTAGCTGTGCAACCAGGTAACCAAAACTACCGCGCCCCACTATTGCGAAGGGTCATCGTCCAACACCTCGACCTTAGCTAAGGTGTCTAAAAATAACGCTCCAAAAACAGGTACTTCAACGCCTGCTGATCTAAGGCACTCGTGCGCTAGCCAGTAAACATCGCTCTGCTTTTCATCATCTCTAAAGGCTTTATGAAAACCTTTTTTAGCATATAACTCAAAGGCCCACTCGATTTTTGGCGTTATCGGATGCTCCGATACCGTACCGTCTGCCCTTGTTATTTTAAGTTTTGCCATTGTGTTAGCCCCTTTTCTTTATTCTTATGGTGCGGTTGTAATTACGATTGGTGAGTTACAGGTAAATGTAATGCTCTGCATTGATTCATCTGCTACAGCGCCGTTAATGTCTTGAGTGTTATTAACCAAAACTGTAGTGCTGTATAGCGGGTTAGTAGTTGATACTGCGCCGCTAGTTTGCTTTAGTGTGAGTGGCACGGTTGTACCCCACGCAGCTTGCAAAGTTGCACGTACTGAACCTGCACCTGAGGCAGCATCATCGTTTAGAAAATCTAAAGTAATTGTGCTGGCCTCTAAGCCTTTTACAAACTTATGAGCAGTATCGCCCATAGCTGTTACCTCTAGCTCGTCAAAGGTTCGAGAGATGCTAGCGCTGGTTACGTGATCTGATAGTGCTACTGAGTTAAGAGTAGCCACTACGCCGTTTGATAAGAAAATTGCCATTAGGGCTATTCCTCTACTTTCTGTGTTGTAGTTTCTTTTGGTTGGGTTTCTTTAATCTCTTTTGGCAGGTCTTGGCCAATTTTGATTAAAAACGCTTTTTCTTCATCTGTAAGTGCCATTAGTTAGCTCCAGCTCGTTAGTATGCTTATTTGTAAATCTGCCGTTAGATAGTCACCTGCGGCAACGCTTAGTACGCTAGGCGCGCTTACGCTAGTAACATTAAATACGATTGCGCTATTAGCTAGTTTAGTAAACACAGCTACTATTGTGTCCTCTATGCCAATAAGGTTTGAGGCATTATCAAACATAGGCACGGTCATAATAATTTTAAAATTAGCCATAGGCGATATATTTACTTTTGAGTTATTGCTCGGCGTAATATATGGATCCGCAGGGGCCACCACTACAGCGCTAGATTGCATAGTGCTAGGAGGGTAGTTAAATACCGTCCATACACCTGGGTTAGCCAGGGCTGCAGCTATTGTGCTGCGTAAGGTAGTTATAGCTGCAGGCATTAGCCGACCATACCCGCAGGTGAAAGATACGGGGCCAATAACCCGCGCACGGATGCCATAAGAGTATTGGACATCTTAAAAGGGCTAGGGCTGTAACCGTCTAGGCTAGTGCCCCCGTTTTGTGTACTGAACCGTGAAGTCCAGATATTTTCTGCCAGCATTAAAGCTGCAGCGTTAATAGCTGGGGTATTGGCGTAGGTAGCGGTTTTTGTATCGTCACCTGTCATAGTGCCATAAGGCAGTACGCGCCTAAAGTTTTGATCTGCCGCTACTTTTGCATATTGGATAAAGCTATAGCCCTGTGGGTATTGCCAGTAGTTAAGCTGCATATTAAATGCAGGCAAAATATTAGCTGTGCCTGTGCTAAATGGAATTGTGCCCGTAATTGTGTAAGTACCGTTAAAGGTTGAACCAGCCCCAGCAATAGTTACTGATTGGCCCGTAGTAAAGATGCCAGGGTTGGCAACCATAACTGTAGCGACATTAGACACCAACGCGGTACCGACTACGGGCGCGCTGTCAAACCATAAAAAGCCGTTTATTAGATCTTGTGCAGCTTGGCAGGTGTCCTCTATCCAGGTGTAAGCATCGTACAAAGTGCCAACGCCCAAACTAGCTTTAAGCGTAGCGGCCGTCACGTATGTAGCTGGCACTTGTGTACTCCTATCTTACTTAGGTTTGGTAGGTCTCAAAGGGCTAAGAGACCTACCAAACTATTAGTGGGTTTTCTTAGGTGAAGTTGTAACGGATAATACCCTTAGGCATTTTTGCAATAGTTGCCATATAGCCATAAATAGCTACCTGGATTTGCAGATTGCTAACTACGTTAACTGACATATAAGCCTGTGGTGATTGGTAAACAGTAAATGCCTCAGGCGCCAAAATAATTGCTGAATCATCCACAGTTGTAGTAGCTGCGAAGTTTTTGTCAACGTATAGATCAAGACCTAATACGTTACCGCGGATTGAGCCAGGCTGTGTTAGCCCGCCTGCGTTCATTGGCTGTGATGCTGAATAAATTGGACGGCCAGTAGTATCGGATGCGGACATCAATAATTGCCATTGGCTACCGTTTGCGATGTAATTCTGTGCATAGTAACCAGTTGCCTCATAAACAAGACGTGCGGCCTCAGATGCGTAACCAATAATGCCTGCAGATGTAGCAGCTTGTGCTGTAGTTGCAACGGTACCCGCTGTAATAAGTGCAGCGTTAACTGTTGTATCAAGAGTCTTTAGGTAAGCATTTTGTAGCTGTGCTGTTAGCTCAGCATAGAAGTTAGGATCTGAGCGCTCTAGCAATTCAATGCTAATAGTGTTCATACCTGAGTACTTAGATACTGTACCTGAAAGGTATTCAGTAACCATACCTGTGTTAGCAACTGCTCCGCCTTCGGCTTCAACAGTTACAACAGGTGCAACGCCTGACTTACCGCCTGCAGATGTAACAAGAGAAGGCACGTTAATAGTCATACCGCTAGCTGGCAAAACGCCACGTGAACACGCATCAATAGACGGTGTACCAAAACGTGTGTTAGTTGGGAACTCGCTTAGGTATTGTGTTGGAGAAAATGCAGGGTTAGTACTGAAATCGTCATCGGCTGCAGTTACGTATAGCTTGCTATCTTCATTACCTAGTGCAGCTTTAATCTTGTGTTCTGTGTATGCACCCATTGATGTAATAGGTGTACGTACGCGCTGTGAATTGAGCGCGCTTGGTAGGATGATTTTACGAGCTGCCTCTACTGTAGGTGCAGCCTGCTCTGTGGCATCTACTGCCTCAGGTGCGTTTTGATCGGGGGCTGTAGTCACAGCGGCCTCGCTTTCGGTTTCGGTTTCGGTTTCGGTTGTGGTTGAGTTTATTACGGTGTTAGTTGTCGTAATTTTTGTACTTGTGGACTCTGCCGCCTCTACTGGCATATCGCCTGCAGCTGCAGCAATTTTTTGCACCGCAGCGCTTGCAAAGGCAGCGCTCTCTACGAGTGATACCTCGCGTAAGGTAGCAGCGGTGACCAGGAGATAATCCTTTTGGGGCTTTGATGCGGTAACTTCCACACCAACGGATAAGCCGTCCATAAGTTGCTCCTGGGCTAGCAAAATCGCATCTGATCCACGAGAGGATGCACTTACCTTAAAACTTGCATAAAGGCCGTCTTTAGCTGAGGTCATACTTTGCATACGCCCCACCACGGCTGAGTTATCGTGTGCCATTAGGAGTTTTACTTTACTTGGTTCAGCTGCGCTAATTGAACCCTCAGCAAAAACTACTTTGCCCGCGCTTGTATAACCTACCTCGCCATAGGGTGCAATTTTGCCTGAAATCATACGGCGCTCGCCGCTATCTACTGCCTCGATATTGCCACTAAACGTTAAGATCACGGATTTCGTTCCCTTCATTAAGGCCACTAGGGCTTAGCTGTTCCATACTTTGCGCTTGCTCTAAGTCAATTAAACCCAGGTTAAGCATCTTTTCTATTGCATCTAAACGCGCTGCAGTATCGGCACGTAAGAAAGTTTCATCTAGTGCAAAGCGCACTACGTTACCGTGCGCCGTAATATCATCCATAGATAAACGGTTTTCAATAGCGCTAATAAACGGCTGTAAAGAATATGCTACAAACTCCTTGCGCCCGTCAATAATGTTTTGATACGTCATAGAGTTATTCATATCTGCACTTATGTAATACGCAGGTACGTTCATTAGCCTTGCTACTTCCGTAGCTAAGTACTGGCTGCTTTCGTTGTAAGTCATTTCTTTGGGGCTAAAACCAACCTGTTGGTAATCTAAAGTGCTAGTTAAATATGCTGTGCTACGTGAGGCACGTGCAGCTTTCCACGCAGCTAGCAAACCGCTAATCTGTGCCTCAGGTAAATCTGCACCGCTGTTTTTAATAAATCCAGTTGGCATAGGTGTAGCAGCTGCAACGCTTGCCGCTTTTTGGACGTCCAGCGCGCTCTGTATTGTGCGGGCGCCAGTTTCTAATACACCAGGCAATAGGCTTTGAAATGTGACAAGGCTGCCAATACCTGACATTGGCGCACGTACACCGTTAACGCTGTAGTAATCAACCTGATCACCGTATTGGTCAGTAGTAACTGTAACGCGAGTATTAGCTACCCACTCAAAACCACTAGGGCGCCCGTCATCGGCGTACAAAGATGTAACGCGCCAATATGCAACGCCGTAAAATAGTAATGAGTCAACGGTATAAGCAATAGTTACGCTACGTGGCTGGCGCATATCGGGTTGGTCAAGCCATAGTGGGCTTTCCATTTTTGCGCCTGTAGATTTTTTGTATAGCTCTAAATCAATACTTGATATAACGCCTGCAATTAAGTTACGGCAACGAGATACAGCTGGTACTTGCAAAGCTGTAAAACGATCCATAAACGGGGCACCGTTGCCAGTTGCATAAAGGCCGCCGTAGCTATAAACGCCAGCGCCGTAACCTTGTGACATAACGGCAGGGGCTAGCTGGGCGGTAACATCTTTTTTAGATAAACCAAAAGTTTGCAATAGACCCATAGGGCGGATTATAGGTTATCCACAGGTATAAAGTTATACACACCCTCGGCGTGTCTAAACGTAAACTTTAGCCTCAGATACAGGCTGCGCCAGGATGTGAATTACCATAGCTAGCCCGATTGGAATATCAACAGGGCCAGCCGATTTACGGCGCACAATACGCCAGGCATCGGGTGTTATTTTAGCCGCGCAGTTTGCCATTTGTTGTATCAATAGATCCTGCCCGCTGTGCCTCAAACGGTCATTAACAAGGGCATCGTGGAAGTCTGAACAAGCTGTATAAAAGCTCTGCCCCGATACGTCTCTCGTTTGTACGCCCGCATTTTGCAAACGCTGGGCTATGGATGCCGTGGTGTACTTGTCATAACAAACCATACGTGGGTAATACATATCGGCCCATTTTTTAATACTTGCAGCTATAGCTAACTCATCTACGGCTACCTGTGAGCTGTAGGTATCTAATACAGCTACACCTATGCGCCCGTCAGGCAATAGCTGGCCCATAACAAGGCTTGCATCGCGCCTAGACGGGCTAACGTCAAAAGCAAAAACTGTTAAAGGCCCAGGTGCCATTTTTAGGTTGATGTCGCTGGCATCTTCGACACTACCGTGGGGCCACGGTGATTGTAGCGAATCTATCCATTGACATAACGTCTCTGTCCTAAATTGCTCGGTGGTTTGTGTTGTTAGGGCTTCCTGAATTGATGCCTCAGTTACCAGTATTCCTAAAGCTGGGTTTGCCATAGCCCAGGCTTTACGATCATCTAGCGCTGCAAACTGTGGCGCGCTGTACTCGTAATAGCCTAGCGACTCAGGCGGATGCGCCAGGCATCGCTCGCGCAGCTCATTTAACGTCACGCTAAAAGCATCGCCCGCATTACTGGCCAGTAGGGTTTGCGCGTTAGGCCGTGCACGGGTTACTGGCATAGCAGCTGCAAAGGCTACCTGGTCAACTTCTCTTAGCTCATCTATAAAAAGAAAATCTGCCGTAGCACCACGGGCTGAGTCACGTGTAGCTGCACGTACATCTAGCCTGGCACCTGACTTTAAGACTATGGCCTCATTACCGTTAGCGTAACGGATGCTCTTAAGCTCTTTTTTTAGGATAGGTGCATCCTCTATAGCTTGTGCCACTTCTCTAAAGGTAGTTAATGCCATAGATCGTGCAGAGGAGATAACCACGTGGTTACGCTCATTAAACAAGAATAAGCCCGCCAGGATACGCATACGCGCCAGGTGACTTTTACCTTGCTGTCGGCTCGTGAGCAACAGGTTAGTCTTACGAACGAACATTTTATTTTTATCTATCGTTAACATATCTTGCATTACGTAGCGTTGCCAGGGTAAAAGCGGCAGGCCAATATCCTCGGCTAGCTGTGCAACTTCATCGCCTCGGCTCAAACCTTTTAGCGGTTTGTTTTCTAGGCGTGGTCTTACCGCCCCTCGTAAGGGCTGGCTAGCTTTGGTTGCCATTAGTTAACATCCTGCTCAGGTTGGCCAGCGCAAGGGCCTTGCTGGGTCATTACAGACGTTTTTGGGGATAAAAGGTCAGAAAAGACAGGGGGGGTAGCGCTTGTGGCTAAAAAAACGCCCTGTGACCGATTCCCCTTGCGTGTATTGCAACGCTTACAACAGGCAACAGCATTGTCAGGACTCACAACCAGCTCAGGCGCTTTAGAGATTGGGATAACGTGGTCAACCTGATCTGCATCTTGGCCACAGTAAAAGCATACGTACCCGTCACGCTGCAGTATCTTGGTGCGAAACCCGTCACGGTATGCCCGCTTTAGTCTAGGGTCACCACGGTTAGCCATTAGTAATGCCCTACCTTCTTATGATGATCTAAAGCTTTACAAGGATTGCCATAACGATGAGCAATATACTTCAAGCCTAAGTCTATCTGCTTATATGGGTTGCGCTCTGTCATCTTTAGCAGTTGTGGTATGCCGTATGCGCTGCTCTTTTTATTCTTAGCTGTAGGTAACCATTGGCTTTCCATACGCCATAACACTACTAAGCATCTATATTGCTTATCATCTAACAGCTTCATATGAGAATAGAGCTTATAGCTCTCTACGTTTGGATCGTATGCATTAGCTGTTGTAATGCCTGTTATTGAAAGCAAGGCCGTCAAGGCAATACTCTGACCCAGTAGCTCTACACGCTTTAGCAAGCTACCCGCCTCAGCGGCTTGCTTCAAGCAGTTTGAGCGTAGCGTAGGTGTCAAGTTACTGGCCAGTTGTGGATAACTTGAGCGCGTTTGGCGTGTCGTCCACAGGCTTTTTGCCACCTGTGGATAACTTTTCATCTTACCCTCGCTAATTTTGTACGGTGTAATGCAGCTGTTGCTGGCTTACCTAAAGCGAATAAGAAAGTCTGAAAGCTAATAGCTTTAGCGTTACCGTCAGGGCGCTCAAACTTTAGATCGGCAGGCGTTGCCATAATTGCATCGGCTTTATCCCACAGCTCAGCAAACCACTTACTACGAGACACAACAAGTAAAGCTATACCGTTGCCATTGGCCGTAAACTTGTTTACCCAAGGCGTTGTATTGCTAAAAGGTGGATTCATCCAAACCAACCCCCCCCCCACTCTTGCGCTAGGCCGTCATCTGCCTGGCTAAACCAACGCTTAGCAGGTATCCAGGGTATGCCCTGAGCAGGTGCAGCTACGTCTATGTCAAAGGTTAAGCCCATTGAATCAAAAAGCCACTTAGGCGTGTAGTAATCGTTGCTAGTCATATCCTCATTAACTACGTTAAACAGGCTATTTTGCATCCTTGCCCCAACCTGTGCCCCTAAATATGGCACCTACTGGGTCATAAATACGGCGCATATCAAAGCCACAGCACTTAGGTATATTCACATCGTGTATGGATCGCTGTACCTCAAAGCGTATGGAGCAGCTAATACACTCATACTCATACATCGGCATAGGTAACCAATAGGCAAACGCTCATTTTGCTACATACCTTGCATTGTAAAACCTTTACGTTAGCAGGCAGGTTATCTGTAACTATGCGCTCTATCTGCTCTGTGATTTTCTTACAGCTGCGGCACTCAAAACGTATTGACTCACTCATAACTGCACCGCCTCTGAGATAGGCAAAAGGGCCACGGTCTTATCAACCTGGCCCTGGCTGTCAAACTCTGTTTTTGCAGGCAGCCTTTTAACTGACCACTTTACCGTTATCTTACGCAGGTTAAAGGCGTAGATGCCCTTAGGTGTGGCATTAACGTAAAAGGGTGTGAAGCCCAGGCGCTCGGCCTGTTGCATTAGCGCATCATACTTGTCTTGCTCTATAAGCAGGTCATCGTAATGTGTGTGCCTGCATTTTAGCTCTATGTGCAGCCGATACAGGGTGCTAGTCGCATCGTGGTATTCATACTGGTCAGATGACTTAGTTAGATCCTCTAAGTATCTGCCTTTAATGTAGTTAAATAGCTCTTGCTCTGTGTCTATCATCGGCAGCCTTTGCAAAACCATATGATGTTTTCAAAGCTGTTTTTTTGATAGCCAAACTTATCAAGCTGTGCTACCAGGGCGCACTTATCGCATTGTTCAACCTTGTACTCAGCTGCTAACTCACCGTTAACAAAGAGTTTGCCTGTCATCTCTTTAAGGTTAATTAACTCGTAGCTCTCGCTCATACTTGTGGCGCCCAGCCTGTAGATGTCTGCATATACCAAACGGGGTCGCATTGTGTGGCCTTGCTCTTTTCAATACAGCTGTAGTTGCCCCACTCTTTGCCTGTCTTAGCGCTAGTGCCTGTACGCCATACACGGGCACCGTGTTTACACTCAGGTTTGCCCTGTAAGTAGATGCCGCCTAGCTCATTTTTAACTGCCTCTATGGTCTGTGCTACGGGTGTGGTAGCCCATAGATCATCGCTCACAGGTGCTACGTCTTTAGTACTAAGCGCCTCTACCTTTTCCATATCCTGCTTTGTGCTGCGAGCAATACCGCCAGGTGTAAGCAAACCGATAACCCTGCCATAAGCGCTTGTTACTGCGTTTTCTACCCAAAAGTGTAAATTAACGCCACGGTCACTACGCATCTCAAAAGCATAATCAACAGCGCTAGGTAGATAATCTTCGTACTCTTTGTAGGCCTCAGCCTTAACTAAAATATAACCTTTTGTTATGTCTATATCCTCGATATATGCCACTAAACGTAGCGTGGGATATTCGGCACGCGCTCTGATAATCCTGGCGTTGACATCCTCGTAGCCTTCTAAGAAATTACTCATCGCTTGGCCTCAGCTTCTTTTAGCGCCTTAGCAATATTGCGGCCACGTAGGTAACCTTCACCTAGGCCTACTTTGTAGCCCATTTCATAAGCTGCGTAGATAAATAAGCCCATAAACAGGCAAACCATACCCACCACTATTAGATCTAAACTGTTCATCTTTCGCCCTTTGTTAAGGCCGATAAGCTACTTATCCGAGTAGCCCTCTCGGCGTGTGTAGTCAAAGTATGAACCTAGCTACTGACAAAAGGCAACGCGACACGCCCTACTTACTAAGTCTGTCCTCTAGCAACAGCTCGTAAATCTTATCTACGCGTATCTCTATACGCTCAACCCTACCTTTAAGGTTATGCCCGCCGTTGCCGTCATCGCGTAACTCAGATAGGTAATACTTAACAAGGTGCCGCACAAGCCCAGCCATAAGCCCTGAAAGCGTAGCAATCCCCAAAGCTACGGCTATGTATGCCTGGGCCTGTGACACTTACTTAGCGCCTATCCCGAGTTGCTTTTCATTAGGTGCTATAGCTTTAAGTACTGGCCCAATTAGCCCAGCAAGAAAAGCATTAGCTAGTACTTTAGGATCTGTTATCCCTGATAGATACAGCGCACCCACGCACGATAGAGCTGCACGTAGGTAGGACAAGGCCGCAGCCTTTAGTTGCTCTTTCATTATTGCTCCTTCAATGCCCCTTAGTTGACCTGTTTTAGTATAAACACCGTGTTAGTACCTGAGGCCACAATTCCATAAAGGCCTTCATTATCGCCTACGGGTAACTGCATTTTGTCATCAGTATCTAGCTTGTAACCGTTTGCTGTGGTTACGTTGCTACCACCTATGTACGTGGTACCGCCTGAGTTATGTATCCACACGGTTTGGTCCATAATGTTAGCCGCTACTAATAATGTAGCTGTAGTACCTACGCTTACTTGTGAACTAGTTGGCATTTTCTATTCCTAACTTGGTAATTAAAACCCTGACCTTTTCAGGGCTTAAAGCTATCTCAAAGTGCATTTCATCTTTTCTAGTCCAATCCCCGCCCCAGGTTAGCCCGTACTTTTTAGCCAGGGCACGGATCATAGGTACCTTAGCTGCATCAAAGGTACCTACCTTGCCTAAAGGATGCTTTGTCGCGTTTAGGTCTATAGCTGTTCCGCTTGCGTGGTTACTTAGTTTACCTACCACACCTCTTACGTCTCTGTAGGCATAGCCCCAATCGTCGAACGTGCCGCCTTCTATTGGCTCTATTAGCTGGTTAAACTCTTTAGCAAAGTTGATAAGCAACGGCGCTACCTTTTCAGCGCAACGGATTTTAAGGCTTGTGCCCTCTACCTTAAAAGGCTTAACGCCTATCTCAACCTGATCCTTAGATGCTGGCCAGCCGTTGTAGCTAGTCTGCATTTAACTCAGTAGTAGCTTTGCCTCATCGGCGCTTATGCCGAGCTTAGCTAATAGGGCGGCTTTATCTGTAGCTACTTTAATTTC